GCAAATGATGAACTAACAGCATTTTGTACAAATGATGCAGTACTAGCAAATGATGCACTAACAGCATTTTGCACAAAGGAAGCTGTAGATGCAAATGATGCACTAATGGCATTTTGTACAAATGAGGCTGTAGATGCAAATGAAGATGAGACTGCATTTTGTACAAATGAAGCTGTTTGAGCTGTTTGTACAAATGAAGCTGTAGATGCAAATGATGCACTTGCAACACTCAAACTACTTGTTTGAGAATTTTTTATTAAGTTTTCTGATCTTAATACATTAGCCTGATTACCCATACCACTGTGATTTGTACAGTAGTAGAATAATGATTGAGAAGTATAATAATCAACTTCTATTTGTATAAAACCAGAGCCACTAGTTACATTATAAGTGTAAGGAATAGGACCATTTGCTGTAAGTGAGAATTGGAATGGATGACTACCAACAATACCTGATAAGTCAAATTTATATGTTTTGCCAGGTACAAATGTAAGTACAGGTTGATTAATACCATCTATCACATACTGTGAAGCTCCGTTGTTTGTAACTACAGCATTTCTTCCTGAAAATAAAGCAAATGATGCTGTTGTTGCAAATGATGATGAAACTGCGTTTTGTACAAATGATGCCGTTTGTGCATTTGCTACAAATGAAGCAGTACTAGCAAAAGAAGATGAAATAGCGTTTTGTACAAATGAGGATGTTTGAGCTGTTTGTGCAAATGAGGCTGTTGTTGCAAATGATGCACTAATGGCATTTTGTACAAAAGATGCTGTTTGTGCTAGTGTCACAAATGAGGCTGTGCTAGCAAATGAAGCTGTTCCAAATAAACTACCTGTAATACCAGCTGATGCCTCTAAACTACCAGTTATTGATGTATTTGAATTAATTGATACTACAGTACCATTATCAGTAATGTTTGAATTAAGTATAGTATTATTACCTGATCCTTTAGTTAATCTATTTGCTAATGGAAATGCTTCTGATCCTTTAGATCCTGAAACACCTGTTAGTACACCTGCTGATGCACCTGTTTCTTCTACTACAATCCAATAATCACCATTACCATTCCATTCAAATGAAGCGGTTGATGCTGATCCAGTATCATAAACCTGTATACCAGCAAATGGAGCTGCAGGTGTATCTGCATTTAAAATAATAAATTCATCACCTATGATTACAGCTGAACCTGTAGTTGTTTTAGTGAAAGCAAATGATGCTGTACCATTTACAGTTAAATTATTTGCTACAGTAATATTTGAGGCAGATATATTCAAACCACCAGCTAAACCTTGTGCAAATGAAGCTGTAGTAGCAAAAGAAGATGATACTGCATTCTGTACAAATGATGCAGTTTGAGCATTTTGAACAAAGGATGCGGTTTGAGCATTTTGAACAAAGGAAGCAGTTTGTGCTGTTGTAACAAAAGAAGCTGTTTGAGCTAACGTTACAAAGGATGCTGTACTAGCAAATGAGGATGAGATAGCATTTTGAACAAATGAAGCCGTTTGGGCTAATGTTACAAATGAAGCTGTACTAGCAAATGAGGATGAAACTGCGTTTTGAACAAAAGACGCTGTTTGAGCATTTTTTACAAATGACGCTGTGCTAGCAAATGAAGCACTCAACACAGACATGCTTGATGTCTGAGCGTTAGTAATATATGATGAAGTAGCTGCAGTTAAACTGCTTACACTACTATTAAGTGAGCTACTTGTTGATAAAAATGAAGATGATAAAGCACTAATTGAAGCACTTAAACTAGCTGTAGCTGAATTTAATTGAGCATCAGTAGCAAATGTAGCATCTAATGATGAACTAAACGCTTCTAAGCTACTAACTCTACCAGCAATAGATGAACTAAATGGATTGAATGAAGCTGTAGTAACATATCCACTTGGTAATACATTTCCTAATTTTTCAGAATTTAAAGCTAATGAAGCAGTAGCTACTGAACCTGATTGTGCTACAGTTATATCAAATGTGCTACCATCACCTTTAGTAAAAGTAATAGTGCTAATATTAACTGAGGCTGTTACTAGTAATGAGCCTGTAGGAGTAGGGGCTGCATTTGCAGCAAATGAGGCTGAAGTAGCATTACTAGCAAATGAAGCTGAAGTTGCAAATGATGCTGAAGTTGCAAATGAGGCTGTAGATACAAATGATGCTGAATTGGCATTGCTTGCAAATGAGGCTGAAGTAGCATTACTAGCAAATGAAGCAGTAGTTGCAAATGATGCTGAATTAGCATTACTAGCAAATGATGCTGAAGTAGCATTATCAGCATGTGATGCTGAAGCAACAGACATTGAACTAGTTTGATCTAGAAATACTGTTGAATTAATAAAATCAGCATTAAAATCTCTTAATACTGCAGGTGTAATTTGACCTGAATTATTATTAGGAAAACTATTAGTGTTATTAACAAGTACCTGTGAACGTGATGACATTCTTTTAATGTTTTAATTTATTGTACTACTTGAAATCCATTACTAAAGCCTGAACTAAATCCACCTCCAGAAGGGTATGGGGAAATGGTTTGACCAATTCCCTGATTTATTAAGTATCCCTTACAACATTTTTTACTATATGTAAGTTTGTCAGCGCATAAACACGCTTCCATTCCTGCTCTAGGTACTGCATTACCATAGCTATGTTTTGGCTGTGGTCTTGTTTCTACTCTATTCCTAGTTGTTGGACTACTAAAGTACTTTTTCATTCAGTGTTATAACCACATTTGTTAATCTCATTTCAACATTTGATACTGTTTTAGCATTTGGGATTGATGCTCATTGTAGTCTATATGATACACCAAATAAGTCAAACATTGGTGTACATTTAATTCAGTTACTTGATTGAACTTGGTGATGTCATTGCTAGCAAGGACTGCAATTGTTTGATAGGATCCCCATTTTTTTGTAAATCCTCCAGTACTGCTGTAACTCTTGGATCCCTCATTGTCTTCAACTTCTTGATTGAAAAGGTCAGGGTAGCGTTCAGTAAGTCTCTCTGCAAACTTAAAAAAAAAGCCGTGGCACCAAATACTACATCCATTGTTAATGCATGTTTAAATAATTCTATTCTAGCATCATTAGTACCATTATATGATTCAATTGTATATGAATCACCAAATTTTTTAACAACTGGTCTGTATAAAATAGACATGATGATAGGCATGAACGTCCACATGTCTTTAAAATATTCAACTAAATCAAGATATTCACCGTAACTAATTTCCTCAATATTAGGTACAAAACCATATTCAGTTTCACCAATCATAAATGTTTTAACTAATGGTAATTCTGATGATTCCATTAATTTAACAAGTCTACTATTTACTTTATCTAATGTTGTAGCTGGTAGGCTATACAATACAGTTGGATCAATATCACAGAAATAATATGCACCTAATTCAATTAGTTTTTTAGTGTAATCTTCTGTTTCTTGATATGGTTTAATTTGCTTATAATACTGTAGGTATTTTTCTAATTTAATGTCTACCCATGATTCAGGGTATGTAATTATTACTTCCATGATTAAATAATTCTTATGTTGTATGATGCGGTTTTGTTTGTCAATTTGTTTAATGCTACATAACGCACAGCATCAAGTGCGTGGTTAAACATGTCAATTGGTTTATTTAATTTATTACCATCTTTATCTGTCACCCATTTATAACCATTTAGTTCCTTAATTATGTTTACGGATTGCTTTGTAATGTGTAGTCTGTGACGTTTTAGAATGTCAATACCATTCATTACACTATCAGGTCCTTTAATTGCTGGTTTGATGTTAAAACCAAAACGTCTAATTTCCTCAATTGATTTAGGCTCAGCACTATCAGCAATTATTTCAACGTATTTGTCTACACCTATTTCAGTTAATTTATTTGCTATATCCTGATTTGTTAAATTAGATTCATATAACAATTCATTGACGTAAACAGCATCATTCCATTTCCATATTTCAACTACTGCTGTTGGGTCATTGCTATATCCCCAGTCTAAACCTAATGCTACCAATTTAGCCCCAAAGTTTGGTATTTCATCAACAGGTATATAAGTATATATAAGATCCACATGACCAGCAAATTGTCCCAATCCATAGATTTGATAGTATTGTTTATCTGTGAATTGTAATCTTTCAATTTCATTAATCTGTTCCTCATTGAGGTACGGATTGTCTTTATATGTTGAGTGAATAATTGTAACATCATCTCTATGTTGTATCTGATCATTGTACCAGAATATCTCAGATGGGTTAAAGTCCATAAAAACCTGTTGTGTGGTTCTTATGTTTAATTGGAAGAAATCCTCCCATGTTAGCTCATTGGCTTCATTTACAAACAACAGATCACGTTTGGTACCTCTGCGCTTTTGAGCGTCATCAATTGAGAAAAACTCCACCAATGAGTTTCCTAACATGTATGTGTTTTCTGTTTTGTTGTGTAATTCAACATTGTATAAATCTAATTCTTTTAAAATAGAGAAGAAGTCCCTCATCACACTAATACGCAGTGATGGGAGGGACTTTCTTACAATTGAAATTACTAGTGGCTCCGTTGATTCAAGTGCTTTAACAATCAATAGTTGGAGTATTGAGTATGTTTTAGTTGAACGTGAACCACCTATATTAACAACAAACCTAGTTTTTGCACTCCAATTATTCTGAAATACTGTTGTTGCTTGTATTGTCAGATCTCTTGGCATTTACTTCTATAGTTACTTTATTAATTATACTATCACCTACCTCAATTGTTGAATCAACTTGTTTGAGTTTAGGTAATGAATATTGTGCTAAGTCACTTATGATTTGTAGTGCTTTAGCTGGATTTTGTTCTGCAGCTGTCTCTAACCAACCCTGCATATTAGCTAAGTTGTCCTCAACTAACATAGCAAATGCAGTACGTATTGTTTCTGTTGATTTATTACCTACACCTTTAGGTCTACCAACTGCATGTTCATGTCCTTGTTCAAATGGCATATACGGTATTTTACGGTTGTTTGATGTTATAACACATCACCGCCGTCTTCATTTGTTGGTGTAGGAGTTGGCGTTGGAGTTGGAATTGGTGATGGTGTTGGTATCTTCAATCCCTTACCACGTTTAGGTAATACAATTTTCTTTAATTTAGGTACTTCAGGCTGTGGCATAGCAGGAGGATGTTGAACGTTTTCTCTATCCAACAAATGTGCAATTAAATGAATGCGTGGGTGGTTGCCAACAAAACTAAAATTAACTGCTGCCATTATTGCTACAATATCCTCAGCACGGGTTATTTTGTCAAAGTCAATGTAATAAAATCCGTTTGGATCAATTGCTGGTTCATCTGGACCGCCTAGCATTGCTGACTCATAATTCTTCTCCATAGTAGTTGTCTTCTCTTTCATTTGTGTATATTAGTTTAGATTTAAAATATTTACCGCTTATATTTTGATTATAGCATTTCTCACTTAACCAATTGTAACGTATCATAGTATCTATCTCATAATATATTAACTCTAAGTTGCCATAACAATTTCTTAATACTTTTTTACTAAAATTTTCTTTACCTTCTTTCTTTATGTCATTAATTAGTTCTTTACAACTACCCCAATAGTTGTCCCATTTCTTGCCTTTGTGAAGACATTTTTTACCAATGTAGTACTTATGATTTATATGGTTTGTAATCATGTAGATTACACCATAAGCATGTAGATTAACGTCTAGCATTTTGTAATTGTCTTATAACCTCTTGTAATTGCATAACTTTCATTTCTAGAAATGATACTTTACTACGGGCTATATCACGTTGTGTTTTATATATAGCAGACCACTCTTTAAAGTACTCAATATTGTTTTCTAAGCCGTCTACATATTCACGTACTACTTCTTGTTCATTATTATCTACTAGCGTTACGTCTGTGGTAGGTTGATTTTGCATTGTGTTTATTATATGATTTTTTTGCTTGGCCTTTTTTGCGTTTACCAAATGTTATTTTACGTTCTTCTTTACTTCTAATACTTTTAGCCATAAAGCTCTTTTAATTTTTGTTTGTAGTCTTCTTCTATTGATTTTTTAGTTGTGTATACACTTGAGGGATTGTATTTTTTACCTTTTATTTTATATCTACCATCTATTTCTTTAGATTTTTCTTCAGCTGCTTTAACATCAGCATCATTGTACACCCATTTTCTATACTTACCTACTTCATATTTACGTTCTAATTCATCACGTTCTTCAGCCGTTAACAGTTTTATTTTACCTAACCTTATTTGATCCATAACCATTAATGTTTTAATACCTTCCTCAAGTGGTATATCAACTTTAAGTTTACTCAGTTTTTTTTTAAACTCCTCCCTGATTGGTCTCTTTGGTTGTTTGTACTTGTTCATAACTTAATGTTTCTTCTACTCTGTCTCTTAATGATACTAACATTGCGTTCCAATATTTTGGTTGGCAAGTACAAGGTTTACCATAACTTGGATCAATAAAAGTTTTGTAATAATGGTAAATTCTATCTACATGCGTTGCAGGAATAGATCCACGTATATCCATTAGTACACTTTTTACTTCTAATGCTTGATCTTTATTCATTGTGTATTAACTTTAGAAATTAATTTATCTAATTTTTCAATTAAGTATTGCAGTGGTTTTTGAATTAATTTAAATATTTGAATTATACCGTTTATAAGAATATATAAAAAACACAAAACGGCTATTAAAAAATAAGATAGTGCTCTTTTCATAATTTTATATCATTTTTACTGAATAATGTATTTAACCATTCTTTACGCGTTTCACATCCACACGTTTCATAACCCATTTTTTTAGCTACATAATCAGCAATACGTTTACCATAACCTAAAGTTACAATAGCAATTAATTTTTCTACAATATCACCTAATTTTAGTTTCATATTATTTTATTTAAAGTAAATAGCTACGTAATCTGGATTGTTGTCTATATGTGTTATTCTATTTGAAATAGTATTTTTAAAATCATCAATACTTCTAATTACATCATCTAATTTAACATCATCAAACGCAACCATCTTATCATAATCATTTTCAATTTGCATTACTAATTCTAAGTCATGTTTAATATCATCATAATGGTGAGATCCATCAATCAATACACAACTAACATTTTTTAAAACATCTTTAGCAAACGGATTTTTAATAAATTTTTCAGTTGTCATTTCAAATAACTCAACGTTGTTAACCTGAGATATATTATGTAATGCTATTTTTTTTACTTCTGGGATTGATTGATGTCTTTCTTCACCTGTAATCCATGTTGTATTACCATCATCAATAAAAGGATCAATTGCATATATTGTTTTGTCTGGAAATCTATTTGCTATTTGTGCTAAAAAATGACCATAGAAAATTCCAATTTCTAAATAAGCACCTTCATGTGATGAAAGGAAATTTATTATTGGGGTATGAAATGCACTGCATAATGCTCTGCCTTGTAAATCCATTTTTATTTATTTTTATTTACATATTCTTTTACAAATTTTTTAGTTTTATTTAATTGTGTCCATATTGTTGAATTGCTAATACCTGTAGCATTATGTAATGACTGGATACTATGTCCTTCTTCAACATATACTTTTAATAATTGTTTACCAAACCAATATTCTTTATCTAACGCCTCATGTGTTAATGCTAACATTTCTTCAAACAACTGATCTGCTTCATAATCATATTCTTGTTGGGACAAATTGTGTAATTGTTCATCAATTGACAATATTGCTACACTTTTCTTTGTCCCGTTCAAGAATATACTACGCAACATTTTATACAAATAAAATAAGTTGACGTCATTTTTGTACGCAATTTTTTCAATGTTTTTTAGTTCAAGTAATTTAAGATAGAGATCTTGCACTAACTCATTTGCTTTATCTTTGCTATTTGTAAAATTAAACGCGCACTGCAATAACCAGGTATGATGTTTGCGGTATGTGTGTTCTACCAATTGGTTATTGTTCATTCTGAAGTTGTTTCTGCTTTGCTCTATATTTTGCAGATGCTTTTATATGAGATGCTTTAGCTTTTTCTGGGTTGGCTATAGTCCAGTTTTTTATATACTCATAAAGAGATTCTTTATTTTCTACTCTGTACTTTTTTTGATATTCTTTTTGATACGCTTGTAATCTATCTTTAATAGATGTTTGATACACTTTTACACATGGTTTACAATGATAATTGTATCCATCTTTACTTCTATTATTTTTGCAAAAATTAGTGACAGGTAGTTCCTGTTTACAGGTTTGACAACGTTTTATTTTTTCCATATATTCTATATTGCGTTAATAAATATATGTAAAACAAATTTCCAAATCAAATATTTCTCTACCGCGGCCAAACCACTGCCAGACCGTATAAACGGGGGATGAAATAAACGTATAACGTTTGCCTAATTATGAAGTGTTACTACGTTACGTTCCCACGTTACGTTCTACGTTACGTTCTACGTTACGTAGATAAGTGTGGTCTGTCACATACGCAAAAACGTTTGTTTGTCTTTGTTTTTTTCATATATTTATTGGTATGAGAAAACCAAGTTATGAATTTGAACGTTTTTACCATAGCTATCATTCAAGTAGAATGCATGTGATGTCTATATTCAAAGGCGGTGAATCAACGCCTAAAAGGGTGATAAAAACGGGGAACTTGTTTTATACACCATCTTATCTGAGAATTGCTCTTAGTAGCAGAAAACGCAGATACTACAATTATTTAATTAGCCAATTATGACAATAACACTTAATTCTGATTTGTTTCAAACAGATGCATTTCAAGCTAGTTTTAAAGAAAAACTAAGATCAACTAGATATTATGATCACAGCCATCTTAATTCATTTACTGATACAGACCTAAAACACTACCAGTATGCACGCGCTGCTAAAGGCGCTTTAGCTGAAGCTGGTGTGTACGGTTATTTAATATTAAATGGTATTGATTTTGTTTATTGTAAAAAAGCAGATAAACGCAAACATTCTCCAACAGATTTTTATATCCCCTCTATTAATGCCCGTATTGATGTTAAATCAGGTTTTTCATATTGGAAAAAATCATCACTAGTTAAGTACGGAATTGATTATGTTGTTGTTAGTACACCAATGTTAGAACATAAAGAAGGTATATATAGAAAAAACGGTTGGATGATGTTGGAATCTTATAGACGTTTATTTAAAGATAACATAATTGTTGATATATCTGGATATATTAGTACTGATGATATATTACAACAAGGACCAACTTATGAATTAAAACCAATTGAAAGCTTGTTATTTTAGTATTTATACCCAGATTATTCACATAACTGCCATTATGTAGGATTTATCACGGAGGCTGTTTCTACAGTCTCCTCTTTTTTTGGTTACCCAAAATACTTGTCTTATATTTACTTCACACTGCTAAATTTGTCTTATAACGGAAGAAGGCGCTCAGAAATGAGCGCCTCTTCTTACTAAACATACTACATAAAGAACGGCTACAAACCGTGTTTATTTTTTTCTTGTAGAAATTCTACCTTTGTTTTTAATTCAGCTACTGCCGCTGTAAGTTCAAGTATTGTTTGTCTCATCTCATCTTTTTCTTTAGATGATTCTTCTAACAATGCTTCTAACTTAGCAATTCTATCTTTGCAATCATTTTTTATAAAATCCTCATCACGTTCTCTCTTCATTGCGCGTTTTTCATAGTAGCGGAACGCTGCTGAACCGCTCAGTACTGTAATTAATGTTATTAGTACTGAATAAAAATTTGATTGGTCCATACTTAAATGTTTACCTCAGCGTCTTGACCTATGTCAAGTATAGCTTGGTTCACAGCATCATCAACAAACCCAGTTCCTGTCTTCTCTCTATCATACCCATTCACATACTTAGCATAATCAACTGCTGTTACTCCAAATTCACCATCACCAAGTGGTCTAACGCCAATACTGTTTTCTAATGTACCTGTGTTATTGTGATCATAAAAATCAAGTTGATCAATAACATTTTGTTTTATTTCTTCAGCCATTGCTCTACTTTCAGCAATAGCAATAATATCTTTTGTTCTACCTAAGTCAACAAATTTATTTAATTTGTCTAAATATGTTTGTGTACCTGATTTAAACATTATTCTGCTTTTGGATGTCCTTTAGGTAATAAATCATTATCCTGAGTGTATGCTCTGTTTTGTGGTCTACCATTTTTTAACAAATACAAATATGCATTTACACGTGCTAAAGCCCATTGACGTGCACCACCTGCTCTTGCTACTGATGGAGAACGTGATGTATTATAAGCACCTAAACCGCGTTGAAATACTGATTTAAGTGCACCTAAACCTGCTTTACCGTTTTTAGTATTTGATTCTTTTTTATTAAACTCAGCTACTTTATCAGCTAATGTTTTTTCATCTTGAGCACTTACCTCAGCACCACGTTTTCCTGATGCATCACCTTTTGCTGTACCTTTACCTTTTGGGTTTGGATTAGGTGTATCTGATTTAGGTGCTTTAGGTGATGATTTAATTCCACCACGTGGTCCTACCTCAGCTAATTCTATATCATCATAATCATCCTCATATTCACTATCATATTCATCATCTTCAATTGGACCACCAACTACCCAAGCATCACATGTTCTAGCTGCTGCGCATTTAAAATCAAATGCTTCACAATATCCTAATTGCCCAGCCTCTACAACTAATTCAGGATCATCTTCCTCACCTATACCAGCTTCTATACAAGCTAACGTTTGTTGTCTAATATCAAAAAATGCACAGTTGCCACAACGTGCTTTTTTAGCTGCTTCTACATCACCACCAAATTGATCCGCTTTTTTCTGCCAATATTCTTCATTTGGCTCATTTGGATTAAGCGGACCATAATTTGCTTGGTCTATGGCTATCTGTCTATTCTTAAGATTAAGTGCTATATCTTGAGTTGCTGGGGGACATTCTTCTAACATTGCAGGTGCAATATAAGGAAAATGCATAACGCCTCTGTTACCAGGAAAACGTTTTTTATTTTTTTCTGATGTTGGAGCAATAATATATACTGTTTCTAACTCAGCTTTTTTTTTATCCTTAGTAGGACCAAACTGACCAGCATAAGATGAACCAACACTTACTGCTGTTTCACCTTCAAACAAACCTAATTCTTTTAATTTAGCTGCGCTCCATCTATTAGCTGGGTCCCCTCCCCATAAGAGGTAGGATATTGTTCCACAAGCTGAAGTATCATCTGGGTTATAAAATTCTCTAGCTCTTGAGGTGTACGCATACATGCGTTTAATTGTTTGGACGGATATACGCTTACCTTGAGCCAATTGTTGTGCTCTAATTTTACCCACAGATGTAGCACATTTATTCCCAACTTTTTCATTTAATGCAATACCACGTTTAGCGGCGTTTTTAACAGTATCAGGATAATCATTGTAAGTTTCTAACTCAACATATTGACCATCTTTTATACGGCCATCTTTTTTAATAATACCTTTTATTGATGCAAGTAACTCTTCAGCATATTCATCATCAAAAACGTTTATCTGCTCAGATAAAACTAATTCTGCTGTTTGCTTTGAGGCTTCAACAAGATTATGGCCAAAAAGTCCCTCTAGTGAAAATCCCTTTACTTTACCTGTTTTAACGTAGTCTTCCCAAACGTTATCATTGTTTACCTTAGTCATCACTACCCAAGTACCCTTAGGATAGGATAAACCGTATGCGTTAGATTTATCAGCATTTGAATCAGCTACAATCCATGATTCAACAACAGATACATCATCAATTTCTCCACTATGTTCTAATGTTGAGTCATTGTTATGCTGGCGTTGTAAAAACAATTGTGCTGCTTTTTCAATTACCTTTTCATCAAATACAATATCATACTCTTCTCCTGTTTCAGGATCAATACGTGGTATCTCTTTATTTGGAATCAATACTGGGCCAATTAACAAACGTTTTTCATTGTTTGCTTCAGCTAGTTCAATTTTGTATTGTTTAGATAAGTAAATCCAATTCTCCTCAATAGCAGGAGATTCAACTAATGAAATAGCATAAACACCACTCTCTATGTCTTCCTCATCAATGAACATGCGGTATTTTCTGCGTAATGGTTTATTTGGCATATAATTAATTTATAGTATTATAACACTATCCTCCTAATCTAGCTGCAGTTCTAATACGTCTGTCTAACTGTTGTTCTGTAGTAATATCATTACCTACAACATAAGCGCGTATTGGTCTGCCTACTGATTGGTTTGCTGCAAGTGTTCCTGCAACAATACCTGCAATTTGACCTTGTTGATTAAATGCACCTGCACCTACTTGTGGAGCACTTACTGTTGGTCCTAAACCAAGTGTAGTTGTACCTCCACCACCTGCTGCATCACCCCCTGTACTTGTTGATCCTGCAGATGATTTTTTCTGGCCTAATATAGCAGCAATTTGTAATGCTGATGTAGCAGCAATAGTACCAATTTGTATTTTAGCTGCTGTAGATGAAGATATTTTACCTGCAGTAGCAGTAGCAATAGCTGCTTTTGATGCAACTAATCTAGCAGCACCTAATGCTGCAGTAACTGGGTTTGTTAACAATATAGCTGCTGAGCCTATACCTGCAGTACCTTCAGCAATTGTTTTATTATATGCTGCTTGTGCTTCTTGGTTTCTAATTACAGCAGATGCTATACCTGATGCTGCATTTGCAACTACAGATAACACACCAAATGCTTTAGATGCAGCACTGCCTTGTTCAAACAAAGTAGCTGTTCTACTAAATACAGTTGCAATATTATCACCTAAATCAAGATATGATTGGGTAATATCTTTGTTAATATCTTCTTGTTGTTTGCCATATTCTCTAGCTTTATCAAGGAAGAATTTAATACCATCTAATTCTGCATCTCTTAAATCTTTATCTTTTTCAGCATATTCTGCTCTTAATCCAAATAATGCTTCTTGATATTGTGCTTCACTAATAATACCAAATTGATTACGTAGTTCTAATTGGGATTTTAAAACGTCAAATTCATCTTGTAAACTTTCTTTATATTCTTTTAATGCTTTATCTGCTTTTTCTTTTCTATCTTTTTC